TGAAGAAGGGGGTTCTGCGCCGGGCGGCGACACTGGACCTGAATCTTTACCAGAGACAGGCCTGGAAGTTAGTAGACCCGGCTGATTACCTGGACAACTGGCACATTCAGTATATTTGTGAATGGTTGCAGTTGGTCACTTGGGGGAAAGTCCTGCGGCTGGTTATCAATCTGCCTCCCAGGTACATGAAAAGCCTCCTGGTATCGGTTATGTGGCCTTCGTGGACATGGGCGGTAAGGCCACAAATGAAATTTGTGTTTGCCTCGTATTCGGCTGATCTCGCGTTGCTTCATTCTGGTCTAAGATCTACCGTACTGCATTCGGACTGGTGGAAAGAGAACTGGGGGGATAAGGTATGGATCATGCCGGGGCACGATACGAAATCTGCGATCCAAAACAACCAACTCGGTGACATGTTTGTAACCAGCGTCGGGGGAACTGTTACTGGAAAAGGCGGTGATATCCTGGTGGTGGATGATCCATTAAATCCGCGTCAGGCTCTATCAGATGTCCAACGAGAGACGGCGAATACCTGGTTTAGACAAACCATGTCCACGCGGCTGAATAACAAAAAGAAAGGTGCGATAGTTGTCATTATGCAGCGCCTCCACGAAGACGATGTTACCGGGGCGGTTTTGAAAGAAGGTGGTTGGGTCCATGTTAAGATCCCCGCCATAGCTACAGAGCACCAGAAAATCATTTTCCCCGTATCTGGTCGGGTCGTTATCCGCGAGCCTGGGGATGTCCTCTGGCCGGAACGCGAGACTCGGGCCATGCTTGAACATCTCAGGACAAAGAGCATGGGCAGTTATGCGTTCTCCGGCCAGTACCAACAGGAACCCGCGCCAGACGAAGGCGGCATCCTCAAAAAGCAATGGTGGCAGTATTACAGGCTGACCGACCAGTTTGAGAGGTTGACACCTCATCAGCGGGAGTTGCAGCTTCCCAAGATGAATCAGGTTATGATTTCGTGGGATATGTCCTTCAAAGACCTGGCTACCTCGGATTACTGCGCCGGCACGGTCTGGGGCCGCGCCAAAGGCCAATATTATCTCATAGACGTAGTTTATGATCACCTCGACTTCCCGGCGGCCAGAGAGGCCGTGAAAGCCCTTTACAGGCGACATCCTCACGCGATGGCGATTCTGATCGAGGAAGCCGCCAATGGAGTCGGCATCATCCAGAGTCTCAGAAAAACGGTTCACCGGATTGTCCCGATTAGGCCCAAAGATAGCAAGATCGCCAGGGTCCACGCTATAAGCCCTCTAGTCGAGGCTAGAAACGTCTTTCTGCCTCATCCCGATTGTGCACCCTGGATTGAGGAATTTATCTTGCAGTGTGCCCGGTTTCCGAACGCAACCCATGACGATTTTGTGGACAGTATGACGATGGCACTTTCACGCTTGAGTCGGGCCATGCCCGAGAAATAGGAGGAATTTATGGTAATCAGTGAGGTAGCAAAAGCGGATCAAGCGACCGCAGCAATCAACTCGGTCTTTTCGTTACATGCGTTCTGGCCGCCGCCGGAGCACGTTGGCCGGCTGAATACATACAGAGTGAACCAGCTTCTTTATGATGGCAAACACCGGCAGGTATTCACTAAGCTTAACAAGATCTTCCATGACTATGAAGCCGAGCACCAAAAGCTAGTGTTGGTGTTCAACTTTCATCAGAGGCTATCAACGCTCTGGGCGGATCTGACCTTTGGCGAGCATCCCATTGTCAAGATCGACGACAAAGCCAAAAGCGATGCATTCCGCCGGCTTTCGACTGAATCTAATGATCTCTGGCAGGTCTGCTATCAGATAGTGATAGATCTATCCAGGTTCGGGGATGCCGTATTTAGGATCTGGTATGACGAGATAAAAGGTGCCCGGATCGAAGCCATCAGCCCGCAGAAATGGTTTGAGATCAAGAACCCGTTTACCGAGGAAGTGCTGGCTCAGGTCATCGCATACGAGATTGATCAGTTTGTCGATCATATCAAGATAACTTATGTTAAGGTCGAAATCCATACTCCCGGCCAGATCGAGAACCGGATGTATGCCACCAAAGAGGGCAAACTTGCGTTAGAGCTGGACCCCGCCGATTTTGGCATAGAACCGATTGTCAAAACCGACGTAGACTTTATGCTAGTGTTTCCCATCTCGAAGGAAACCACTACCACCGACGAGCAATCCCAGGATGATTATCGGACAATCGATTCGTTGATAGAAGCTATCGAGATGCGATATACCCGGATGGGCCGTATCCTAGATTACCACAGCGAGCCAGATAAGGGAGTTCCTGAGACGGCATTCGAGCTGGACGACAATGGCCGGGCTGTTGTAGACGGCCAAAAGAAGACCTGGCCTATCCGGGAAGGCGAGCCTCTGCCGCAGTATATCACCTGGTCGGATGGCGGTAGTATGCAGGCTGGGTTTACTCATATTGATAAACTCATGGAAAGACTTTACGAGGTATCCGAAACCTGTAGGGCGGCCTTCGATGTCAGCCAGTCGGCTAGGGGGTTGTCGGGCACGGCGATCAGGCTTATGCTGTCCATCCCACTGAAGAAATCCAAGCGGGTCGGATCGATAATCTACCCGGTCGTGCCGCAAATCATCAAGGCTGCAACCGGCTTGGAAGTTGCCCGAGGGTTCAAGGACGCCGTCGAAATCGACGATTTCACGTTCACTCCTCAGGATGGCCTGCCGAAAGACCAGACCGAAACGATTAATAACATGGTCGCCTTGAAACATTGTGGCGGTGTAACAGACGAACGGATGCAGCATGAGATATTCGGCCTGGCTGGGGAAGAACTGCAAGCAGAGATAACCAAACTTAAGGCAGAACGCCAGGCAAACGCGGCTAACACGAACCCGACGCCGCCTAAGATCAGCCCGGAGCAGACCCCGGCGAACATCAGCGCGCAACTGGCAGGAGGTAAACCAGGTGTCGGACAGTGACCGGAACGACGGGAGCGAAGGAGAGGGATTTGAAATATTGGGTGTCCAGCCTTCCCGAGATCGTAAGGGTGATGGTATTAACGAGCTGCAAGCCAGGATACTGATTTGGAGGGCGGGCATGACTCCGCCCACTGACGGCGATAATATCATCAGGAACCCTAATCACACATCAGCGAATTACGATCCTTGCTGGAACAGATAGTTTAGGAGGTTGCAAAATGGCAAATAAGACTACATGCAAAAGCGGCTCGGGGAACAAGACCTTCAAGAGCCAGGCCGCGAGCAAGCGAGCGAACCACGACGGTAAGGTGGTTCGGGTACAGAAAAAGTGAATTATAATACTATTCGCATGAATAGTATTAAATAGTTTGTGAGTATATGTATTTAGCGTGAGCTAATAACATATAGCTTTTCTATTTAACACGTTCCAGGACGTTTACATTCCTGAGAAAATGGCCCCGGATGCCTAAATTCCGTGTGATTTCATGCCAGAAGATGACTTATCCAAGGGAGCCGCAGGCAGCGGCGAAGGTAACGACAACGACGGGCAGCAAAAGGACGGAAACGGTGAGCCGGTAATCTTCACCGATGAGCAAAAGAAGCATGTCCAGACGTTGATTCAGACCAGACTCAAAGGCGCAAACAAGAAGATCGTTGACCTAGAGGCCCGGCTGGGTGCAATGGAAGGCGCTATGACCGCGCCCAAGACAAAAGACGCCCCGGCTGCTAAGAAGGGTGGCGAAGGCAACGAAGCCCTGACGAGCTTGCAAAATGAGATTGCAAATCTGAAGGCTGAGAGTGCTGCCGCAAAAGCCGAAGCCGAGAACGCGAAAATCAATTCTCTGAAGCTCAAGATGGCTAAAGGGAAATTCCCGGCATGGTTTGATCCGACCTGGCTCCCTGGTAAGACTGAAGAAGAGATTCAAGCCTCCATTGACGATAAGCTTGAAGAAATGAAGGCAGAAGCCGAGGGCGAGACGGTCCAACGCAAGAAACGGGGATTCGGTGGGCCTGTTCCCAAAGGAAAGGGAGTAACACAGACCCCAAACGAATACATGAACAACCTGTTTTTGTCTAAGATCGGTCGCGGCCCGGCTCGGTAACAGTCGATTCGCCACCGACTAAAATTTACAGTGAGGTAACGATATGGTAGGATTTACTGCCGATTATGGTGTAACAACTGATCGCGCCGACGCAAGCGATCTAATACCGCCCGAGATCACTAAAGAGATCTTCAAGACGGCTGTGGAGGGCTCCCAAGTCCTCCCGAAGATGAGACAGTTAGCGAACATGCCAACCAAAGTCAGGACCATGCCGGTCTTGAACTCTCTGCCAACGGCTTACTTCATAAACAGTGAGCCAGACGACACCGACCCGCAGGCTTACAAAGGCATTGCCAAGGCTACTAAGATGGCCTGGACCAACGTAAGCATCACCGCCGAAGGCCTGAGTGTCATTGTGCCCATCCCCAATGCCGTCATAGACGACGCCGCCGGGTTTGGTTACGATCTGTTCGGTGAGATCAAGCCCGAGATCGCGGCTGCGCTCGCTATCGCAATTGATCAAGCTATCCTGTTCGGCACAAACAAGCCGACAAGCTGGCCCGCTGGCATCCTGGTTGATGCTACTGCCAAAGGCAAGACAATCGTGGCTGGAACTGGCATCGATCTGTTCGAGGACATCCTGGGTGAGAACGGCGTATTCGATCTGGTCAACCAGAGCGGTTACGGCGTAAGCTCCTGCCTCGGTGCTCTGACAATGATGGGAAAACTCCGGTCTACCAGAACTGCTATGGGTATGCCGATATTCAACGATAACCCATCTCAGCCAGGTACTTACAATCTCTGGGGCATCCCCACAAACTTCCCGACAACTGGCATCATAGATCCAGCCGTGGCTCTCCTGATAGCCGGTGCATGGGACCAGATGGTCTTTGCCTTCAGGAAGGATTTGACGTGGAGCATCGCAACCGAAGGCGTCATTCAGGACACTAGCGGCGCTATCCAGTACAATCTCTTCCAGCAAGACATGATCGCCATGAAGGTAACATGCCGCCTTGGCTGGCAGAGGCCGAACCCAATCAACAGAGTACAGCCGACCGCAGGTTCCAGATACCCCTTCGCCGTTTTGACGCCTTGAAGCGTCAAAATAATTTTAGGAGAGTGAAAAAATGTTATTCCCATTAAGATCCGGGGGCACATCTCGATTACAGACTGATGCCAGAGGCGAAATCAATGTTCAGAGGGACGTTACCGAACAGGTATGGGCGGCACCCATCGCAACACTGGCTAACCGCGTGATGACCGTTAAAACCGTTTCCATACTCGGCGCGGTCTACCGTAACAGTGACGGCCTGGGTGGAGTTGCACAAGCCCTGAAGATCACCATCGGCGGCGTTGACGCTGATGTAAAAGCCGTGAACATCTTGGTCACAGGAACGGATTCTCTTGATCAGGTATTGACTGAAAATTTCCTTTGCACCGTCAACACGACCGGCATAATACAGGGCGCGTCTCTGTTCAAGACCGTTAACACCATCACATCCCCGGCGCAGGATGGCGCGGGCGTGACCATGAAAGTCGGCACAGCCTTGAATGACGCTATCGTTCTGCCAGTTGAGACAATCCCGGCTGCTGGTCTGTCATATTACCTGGGCTCTACTCTGGGTATCACTTTGCAGCCCGACGTTGCTAGGGCACTGACCATCACACTGGGCGGCGTTGCCGGAGATATCAATGGTGGGACAACCCCCATAGTAATCAGTGGAACCGATCTGAACGGCGATGCTCTGACCCAGAACTTCACCGTTACCGAGGATACCGCCGAGACGGTCCAGGGCACGAAGGCATTCAAGACAGTGACCAGAGTTGCCGTAGGCGCTCAGGATGGCGCTGGCGTAACCCTGACCGTGGGCGTGAACGACCTGCTAGGGCTGAACAACAAACTGGCTATCGATACCGTGCTGTATGCAAGTATCGGCGGTGTGAAGGAAGCCGTAGGTCCGACTGTGACAACCAGTTCGACCGTCCTGGCTGACAACACCGCACATCTGACCAGTGCTCTTAACGCAACCGCAGTCAAAATCGCGTACATTAACTGAGGGAGAAAATGACAGAAGTTAGAATAGTAAAACAAACCAATTGGGGGGATGTTAAAAATCCCCGCAAACTTTATCAGGTCGATGAAGTTTACGAAGTGCCCAACGAAGTAGCCGAGCGATGGATAGCCAGGCGAATTGCCGAGCCATTCGAGGCTACCAAAGAAATCGAGCCCCAGGTTGAAACCACATCGTCCAAAGTTCCCGGTTTGGACAGCTTAGTTAGACGCAGGTGATGATTATGACACGCGCTGCTGCTTATGCAACTTATACCGAGGCTGATGCCTATTTCGCAGGCGATCCCGACGCAGCGGAATGGCTGGCCCTGGCGGTTACTGCCACCAAAACGGCTCTGTTGCTGAAAGCGTCGGGTGCAATTGATAGGCAGCTCTTGAAAGGGGCCAAAGCTGATGCCGTTCAAGGCAGAGCTTTTCCCCGGACGATGGACCGCACCACCCAAGTCGGAGTACCCCAGGCGGTGATTGATGCCTGTTGCGAAGAGGCTAACGAAATGCTCAAGCAGCTAGGATCTCCGAGGCTGAACCTTCAGCGTTCGGGAGTCTCTTCGGTGGGCTACTCTGGTTCATCTGAGTCTTATCGGGTGGGGTCGGGCAAAGGCCTGATCTCCCGGGCCGCGAAAGAGCTAATGAAATTCTATTTACTTGGGGCGGTATGAAGCCCTTTACATTCATGCCTCACCTATGCACCTGGAACGAAGCAACAGGCTCCGGGTCGTGGGGTGTGACATATACGGCGCATACGCTTGTACCATGCCGATTTTCTCAGGCAACCAGCGTCGTGAAGAAGCCTAATAATGTCGAAGTTATCAGCAATGCCGTTCTCCGGTGCGCCTCTGCCATAAAAAGCATTGACCAGATTGTTTACGGATCTGTCACCTATCAGGTTCTTTCGGCGCGAACTATAACAGACATAAACGGTGACACCGTGGAATACGAGTGCAGGCTATAATGGATTTTAAATGGGACCATTCCGCGTTTGTCAAAGAAACCGAGAATAAAGCCCTGGATGCTGAAGAAGAGTTTGCCAAAACCGTCATCCTGCCACAATGCCAAGAAGAGTGCCCGGTGGATAAAGGGGTAATGCGGGACTCGCTTGGAGTTGAACGGGTGGGCGATGAAATTCACATCGGCGGCGGTGGTGCGGCTTCTGCTTACATTCTCAGGCAGCACCAGGATATGAGTTTGAATCATGGAGTGGGAAAAGCCAAGTTCATTCAAGATCCTGTAGAGCAACATGCCAAAGAGATGGCCGAGTTTATCGAAAAGCGCATCAAATCATAAAATTTCTTATTATAGGTGAGGTGACAGAGAATGATTGACTACGAGTTACTGTTTAGTATCTTCATAACGGCGGTTGCTGTTATCCGAGAAGCCCAGAGAAGGCAGATGGACGCCCAGCTTAATGCAGTGGTGAAGGCATCCGGTGATGAGCTTGCCTACATCTATGATCGCGCGATGAACGGGGAACTCTGCACCCAGGCTACCGCTGCCGGAATAGCGACCAAAACCGGAAACGTGTGGACCCTCTTGGCAAGTTTGAGCAAGACGGCGGCTGATATCCTGGACCAGAAAACGGCCTTGGCGACGACCCTCCGGCCACCGGTCCCAGTCATGCCGCCAGTATCGACACTCGTCCAGCCAAACCAGGCGGTATAGGAGGTAAAGGCATGATCTCGGATCAAGATGCGATCGTTCTTACATGTGTTGTCGCCCTATGCACTCTGATAGCGTCAATCGCATATATCTTTCTTATCAGCAAGTTCAAGCAATCCATTTCTTCCAACGATGGTCTAAAATCGGAGATCGTTCAGCTTCGGGCGGATCTCGCACAATCCAGACAAGATAACGCTGTACTGAAAACGACTTTGGATAATTGCCTGGGCAAACATTTTGGAGGCTAGATGGATATCATTCTCGCGTTGCTGATAGGTTGCCTGGTTCTACTGACGCCTGCTATCGGCCTCGGGATTTACCAATTCACTGAGCTGAGGCACATCAAGGGAGTAACCTATGTCTCTATCGGCAGTTGGGGCGAAGTGCTGATCCTTCTCTCGAAGTATAGCACCCTAGAAAGCCCGGAGCAATATCTAGCCAAAATCGCCAAGCTTACGCCAGAGGAAACCTGCCGTATCATGGAAAAGAACGGTATCATAGGGCTCCTGGAAGGCATTGCAAAGACGAACCTGGAAATGCTGAAAACTAATGTTCCTGATGCCAGAAAGATCTTGGAGCCCATCGAGGCAAAATATCCCGAAATGGCGAGCATGTTCCCGACAGGCACGAAAGATGTAGTTCCGCCAGAAACAACGTGAGGTTTTATGATTGATGCAAATACTATAAGTTTTAGGAAATATTTTTATATTGCTATCATCATATCCGGCCTTCTCATCGCATCTTTCATTTGCCTTGTCGGGGCTATCCTCATGATGGGCGGATACGTAGATGCCAATGTCGTCGAACAGTCGATCATGGGCACTGGTGATCTCTATACCAGTCACGACACCGCCCATGCTTCCGATCTTGCTTCAGCCGTCAATTCAACTGTTGTCTACCAGGCTAAACACGAATGGGATGTACCGGGCACCCCGGAAACTTTCACCAGCAGTTACATAGTATCTGGCGCTCAGGCAAACGGAGGATTCCGGAACCAGTACGTTGTCAAGTCATCCGGGGCAGGCTACAAGCACGTTTACCGGGCTACTGCGATATCGGGGGATTTCGCTGGGTCAGGTGACGTATCGTTAACAACTGGCGGGGATGGCGCCGAAAGCCTGGACAGCCTTATCCTAATGGATTCCAGGTCAGGAAACGCAACCTTCCAAGGCAGAATCTACAATAGTCAGAGTGGCCGGCCAGTGACCGCCGAGGAAATGGATGCTGTGGGGAAGTTTGCCATAAGGAGCTACCTGAACGTCTCTCAACCGATCACAACACCGGCGGGTTGGCTAGATTTCTGCGCGGGTCTGAACAAAATCATCGATCCTGCGGTAGCTCCTGGGGTATATACAGCTCCTCCAGGATATGCACCGGATAGCACCGGTAATCTGGTAGTGACGAACGCCACGCAAGCTAGAAAGGTAATCGGCGCAAGCCAGTAAGGTGATTCGATGTCACTGCCTGAAGATATCGGGGCCGCGTTGGTTGCTGCGGGCCACACAAACATTCGATACTTTCGTTTCGACTCTCTCAGCCTCGATCAGGTCGTGATTATCCCCGGCGGAGGAACTACCGTTATAGTATCTGGTGGGGATGTCGAACACCCCAACGTCCAGGTCCAGGTTCGGGGTGCGAGCATGGCTGATTTGCAGGCCACGGAAGCCAAGGCGCTTGCAATCAAGACCCTGCTCCACAAGAAGGATAATCTAGCCAATAGTGTCACCTGTATATGGAACGGTCGATATCCTGACTTTTGGACCGATGAGAACGATCTTCCGATCTTCTCATTGGACTTCAAAGTAATTCGAGCAGTTTAGTCACCTTTCAACGTGGTGCAACACGATAAGACTTTATCAATGGGCTTCTCGTATTGGGACCATTCCGAAAGAGACCAGGGAACATCGATGATATTAAATCCGGTTTTATTTGCCACGACGCTGCTCGGAATTAACCAAACGTGTAGGGGAGTTAAGGATTCCCGGTCATCAAACGCCAAGCAAAGGAAATAGTCCGCCGTGATATTGCGGCGAGTGGTGAAACGCCA